AGTGAAGCCGACTTTGAGGTTATCCTAGCTATACAGGCATCAAGGCCAGACGTTAACGTGTGGTGTTCATCAACTCCGACTGGTAAGAGAGATATGTTCTGGAGATTTTGTAACGAAGGTGATCTTGGATATAAGGAGTTTCACTTTCCATCAAGTGCCTCACCTTCATGGACAATCCAGACAGAGAGACTCGAAAGAGCGCAGTACTCTGAGGCCGGATACATGCACGAGTTTGAGGCCGAATTTGGAGACATAGCAGAGGGCGTATTTCTAAGAAAATACATCGATCAGTCTCTTAAAAATTATTCCTATGAAAAGATAAGGAAAAATCCTGATTCTCTTTATACTATGGGAGTAGACTGGAACACGGCAGCAAATGGAACGTGCATTGTAATAACAGAGTGGAACAAAAACTTAAATGATGGAAGAGGGGCATTTAAGGTAATCTTAAAAAGAATTATTAATCAGGAAGAATTCACACAGGTAAGATCTTGTGAGGAGATAATCTCTCTTAACGAGAAGTGGGATCCTAACTTTATTTATGTAGACCAGGGATATGGAAGTACGCAGATAGAAATGCTAAGAAAATACGGTATTGAGAACCCCAAGAGCGGATTAGCCAATAAGGTAAGGGGCATCTACTTTGGTGACAAGATGGAAATAAGAGATCCTGTCTCAAAGCAAATAACCAAGAAACATATGAAGCCTTTTATAGTAAATTTGGCCGCAAGAAGAATGGAAGATGGTCAAATAATCCTTCCAGATAGCGAAGATGTTAAGAATGGACTTGTAGGACAGATCAGGGACTACACAGTAATTAGGACCACGGCGTTTGGTCAGCCAGTTTACAGCGATGATAACGATCATGCCCTTGTCGCATGGATGCTTTCAATTTTAGCTGCTACTATGGAATTTAGCGACATTGCTAGACAGAACAGGGCGTTAAATGTTGGAATAGCTGGTAGGTTTGGCGAAAAAATGTCACCAGAGTTTCAAACTAATAAAAAAAAAGAATACGAGAATAAGAGAGAGAGAGTTGCGGCAACGCCTAGATGGTTTGGAAAGGCGATGTTCCAAGAGTCTACTGCTAGAAATACTCTAGATTTTATAAGGGGTAGACAAGTCAAGAGAGAGGGATCTAAATCTATTTTTGCTACAAATAAATTAAAAAGGTCTCGTGGGACCTCTAGAGAGGGAAGAGCTTCTTTCTAATTTAAAAAAATTGTTTAATCCAGTGGGTTTCTTGAGAAATTAAAGACATAGGGCACGCAGGGAAAACCGTCTATCCACAGGATAGGACCGCTGAGAGATAAGTCCAATCCCCCTAACTTTTTTTCAGCGGCGTGCTCTAATTAATGGAGAAAAAATTGAATCCTTCTGATTTTTCAAAACTAGATTATAAAGCAAAGATAGATTGGTATAAGGAGAGGATGTATGCTGTCTCTCAAGGTACGGTAACTCTTGATGATTATCTAAAGGAAACCGAGGATAAATTCGAGACTACAAACCACACCCCAGATGAGTTGATTCAAATTTTGGGTGACCTTCAAAGGAAGGCAACAAAGCTTAATGATAAGATCCGATTTTTATCGGTAAATCTCAAGATACCAATCAATAAAGATTTAAATCCAGAAGTAGCTAACGAAGTGGCAAAGAGAGATTCAGAAAGCATGGGGGAATACATAAGTTATGATCTTTATGATATTCTTCTGAAAGAACAAGAGTATGTAAATAATAGTCTTGGAGTGAAAGATCTTATTGAGAACTCTACTGGCGATGAAATATCTGATTCTACAGCAGTTCAAAATATTATTTCAAGCGCATATGCTAGTTATTCTCCTGGGTCCGTGGCGAAGTCTGCTGGTTTTGAACAATTTATAAATGTCCAGGCGAACAATATATTGTCTTGGAATCAGCACGAGTATGGGGCCCGTCAGATATTAAACTTTGCAGACAACTACCTTGATATGAACCCAGACCCAGCATATATTCCTTGGAGCGTAAGGAAAGATGTCGGGGAGGAATTGACAGACGTTAAGAGCCTTCAGGACCTTTGGGGTCATTTCTCAGAGAACTACAAGGGAAAGGTGGATGAGTTCATAGGGGGCGTAAAAGAACTATCAGCACTAAAACCGCGTAAGGATATACATGACTTGACAACAAGATCTATCGTTTATGCTAACGAGTTTTTAAATAAGATAAACGATATATTCGATATGAGTTGGGCAGTTAAATTAGTGTGTTGCTTTATGCAGTTTGGGATTAAGCTCGATATGAAAACTCTGAAAGGGTTTAGGGCCCTACTCCAACTGCTATCCACAGGAATCACAATAGATTTTCAGGATGTATTAAATGGACTGAAGGATATCCTAAACAATATCTTTCGAGGGTTATTGATGAATGTTCTCGTTGGATTAATAACCCAAATATACCAGAAATTATGCGATCCTGTTAAAAGATGGCTTAATAGTCCAAAAGACGATGTGTGGAATAAGGTTTTTGCCTGCACCCCAGTTGCTGACCTTATCCAAAAGTACCTTGTTTCTGCCGTTGATTACATGTACGGATTGCTGATTAAGCTTATAGAAAACTGGTACAAAAAGATGGAACTCAAGAGGATTAAGCAGGGGCTCATAATCGATAAGAAGTCAAACCAAAAATGGATCGGAGAACTTGCGAGCCTTATTGATGCTATCATCGGAGTTTCAGAAGCAGCGGCAAAATGTGGAATAAGGGGCTCCCCAATTGATGAGCCATCACAGCAAGTTACACAGAACTACAATATTGGCAACGTAGATGATAAGTATGTTTTTCCGGCAGAAGAGAACCCAAATATATATAACAGCTTTACGCCGGCAACACCAGATGATAAGGACCAACAAAGCGCTTCTACGATTAACGCTACCAATTTTGATACTGGTCCGATAGGGGCAAAAGCAAGCACTGTAAGGGGAATGAAACTAAGTGATTGCATGAAAAATATGCCATCTGATGGAATTACTGGCGTAACGGATTGGTCGTAAAAAATGGAGATCCATAATGAACTTATTTTCTATAAGTAATAAAATTGCCGACAAAACAAAGATCAATTTCTCTACTAAAAAGCCAGTAATAGCATCCAGAGTCTCGAGCGCTGGAGTAGCTTACGGTATCTTGGGTCCAACGCAAAGCAGAACATCATTTCAGACTGCCGAATATAATCTTGGTGAGATTTCAAAGGTAATGGACATAGAATCCTATATGCGCCAAGCTTTTAATAAACAAGTTGAACTATGTCTGAAAGAGGGGTATGATATATCTTCAAGAAATGAGGAAGCCACTCTATATATAAAAAGGCGCCTAAGAGAAATGGCCGAGGTATCTGGGTTGACATTTGATATGATCCTGAGAAGTATCGCACAGAATTTAATTTCATATTCAAATTCATTCTTAGTAAAGGTCAGGGACTACAAGCGCTCTAGCGGAAGGCCTGTTGAAAGAATCTCTGGGCCACAACTTCCGCCAGTCGCAGCGTATTTTCCGATGGATCCCACTAGCATAAGGGTTAAGAGAGATTTCCATGGAAAGATAATGAAATACTGGCAAAAGATACCTGGCAATCCTATAATGCCACAATTTATTCCTGAGAATATTATCCATGTATACTATGACAGAAAAGAAGGATTTGCGTTTGGAACGCCGTATGTAGTTCCGGTTCTTGACGACATAAGGTCACTAAGAAGGATGGAAGAGAACGTCGAGATGTTAATATCTCAACATCTTTTCCCGTTGTTCCAATATACTGTCGGGACTGAAGATTCACCAGCCGAAATATATGAAGATGGAACCTCTGAAGTTGATGTTATTAAGACGCAGATAGAGAGAATGCCAACTGAGGGAAGTATCGTAACTCCAGAGAGGCATGAGATTAAGGCTCTTGGAGCTGAGGGTAAGGCTCTTGATGCAACAAATTATCTTAAATACTTTGAAAAAAGGGTTCTTTCTGGGCTTGGAATATCTGACATAGCGCTTGGTCGTGGTGATACATCTAACAGGGCGACTGCTTCAGTTATCGATAAATCAATGGCTGATAGGTGTAAGGATTTCCAAGATGTAATTGAAAACTTTCTAAATGAATACATGATGAAGGAACTTCTTTTTGAGGGTGGTTATGTCGTAGACGAAAAAGAAGATAATTTCGTTAAAATTAAATTTAGAGAGATCGATATTGATGCAATGCTTAAAATCCAAAACAATGCAGTATTTAAGTATGAGCATCACGCTATTACAGAGACAGAGATGCGGAATGAGCTTTCAATTGATCCTATTGGGGAAGATCAACGAAAGGAAATGTATTTCGAGTTAGTCCAAAAGCCGCAGGCAGTTATTGAGGCTCAAACGCTTGCTACAACTTCAGCAACTGGCGCAAAGAAACTCGTTAGTACGGTGCCAGAAAAGCAGAAAGTTTCTGTTCAACATCCAAAGTCTCCTGGATCTAAGGCAACAAATAACAAGCAGAAGCCGCAGAATCAACACGGGGTAAAGCCAGCAAAAACTTCTCTAAAAAAAGATTACTCTACTGTTGCTTCGACACTAGACCATGTGTGGCATAAGCTAAAACTAGAAACAATCGATGGAATCAGGGAAGTGTCAGATCCAAAAGATGTTACACTCGACTTCCTTAAACCAATAGTGCAGCCTTTTTATGAAGAAATTATGTCTAGTACAAGGAATTTAAGCGTAGACAAAGCCATGTTAGATGAGAAGATCAAAGATGCATTGAATGATTTGGGTGACCTTCTATGCAAAAACATGAAAGAGAATCATTCATCCATAGAAGCTGTTTACAGGATCTCTGGTATTTTTGAATCTTTAAGATATAGACTCACAGACCTAGCTGAAAAAGTTATTTAAAATAGGAGTATAAATTATGCCTGACATTGAAAATGGAGCTCCGATGGGACAAAGTGGAGCAGGAATCGGACCCTATAACCCCGTTACAGAGAAAAACCTTGGACATAAGTATTTTAAAGCTGTTCAGAAGGATCTTTCGAAAAGATACGGGAAAAACGGGACCAGAAAAAATCCGCCCCACAAACGTGGCAACAAAGTAGCTTCATAGTCGGAGGATGCCAATGCCAAATAAACATATGGAATTATTTGATACATTTCAAATTAAACTATCTGACAAAAAAGTAAATAGTACTATAATCTCAGACTCGAAAAAAGAAATCAAGGATGGGTATAGCCTTATTTGTGAAGTAAATGCTACCCATTCTGGGACGCTTATAAACAACAGGATTTATCCTCCTGAGGCGATGCAAAAAGGGATTAGGACATGGACAGCACCATACAAGAAGCCTGTCTTAGTCAACCATGACGATACAAATGATCCCATAGGTCGGGTTGTTTCAGCTAGCTATATAAAAACCGCCAAAGGGCTTAAGATGTCAGATGAATATAAACCAATCCTTAGGGAGAGCGAAGGATACGGATACCAACGGTTAACAATTAAAATAACTGATCCAGATGCTATACAAAAAGTTCTTGATGGTAGATACGAAACAGTTTCAGTAAGAATGTCTACAGACCATGCGTTTTGCTCTATTTGTAATGCAGATTGGAGCGGGGGGGACGGTCCTTGTGAACATACTCCCGGTACTAAACATGATGGAAAATTAGCATATATGACAACTGGGTCTCTTTCTTACAGAGAAGTTTCTTTTGTAAACATTCCGGCAGATGAATACGCTGGAGTAAAGGAAGCAATAATTTCTGGTGGTCAGGACGCATCGGAGATCCGCCTATATGCCAACAACGATTCGGAGAGGGTCTTAGAAGACCTCAGTACCGGAGAGAATTTATATGCGCTCCTTGATTCTGAAGCAGAGGAGAGTGATGATGTTGTTGCTTATTTGATAGACAAATCTAAAAAATCTAAGCCTACGAACAAGGAGGAGAACGTGAAACTTTCAGATCTGACCAAAGATCAAGCACAGGAACTTGAAGTTGTTAGAAAAATTGTTAAAGAAGCAGTTGATAAAGCTATTCTGGAAACTACTGAACTTCAAGACGAAGCTTGTAAGGAAAAAGTTCAAAAAATGAAGGATGAATTGGTAGCTGAGGCAAAAGATGCCAATGATAAAGAGAAAGCTGATAAAGAGGCGGAAGATGCTAAGCTAAAAGCTGAAGCTGATATTAAGGCGAAGGCTGAAGAAGGCAAAGAATCTGAAGAAGACAAGGCCAAAAAAGATGCTTTAGAGTCAGAAGAAAAAAAGGATGAAAAGAAAGAAGAAGACGAAAAGTCTAAAGAAGGAAATGACAATAAAGAAGGCGAAAATGGCAAGAAAGACGAAAAGATTAAAGATGGAGAAGATTCTAAAAAGAAAGAAGAAGAGGAAGGTAAGGAAAAAAAGATATCTCCAGTAGATAGTGCCGGAGATTCTGCCGAAGAAGAACTGTCTCTTAAGGAAGAGAATAAAAAAATCCTCGATGAGAACGTGAAGATTAATTCAGAGCTTCATAAGATGGTAGCCGAGAGACTGTATGATCTGAAGAAATCTCTTCGAAAAGCTGATGTTGTGGGAATAACGACACCTGAAACCCGCACAAAGAAGATTGAAGAGTTTGCCCAGAGAAGTATAGACTCTCTAAAAGATCAAATTAATGATCTTCTAGTCGAGCAAAATAATGCTCACATTACTGACAATGATGGCAAGGCCATAGAGAATCCCGCTATTTCTAGGTCCGATTTGACCAATGAAGTCTTTGAGGACAAGAAAAAAACCCGAGAGGGTAAGCATGATACT